AGCCAGGCGCTGCCGGATAGCTGGTCGTGGTCAGATACACTGGCGGCGTGAAGTCGTAAGGCGGGTCTGGGTTGTCGGCAATCGTTTCAAACCCGTCATTCGCTTCGGTCGTCAATGTCTCGCCGCTTTCGGTCGTCAGATCGTTCTGCGTGTATTCAGCCAATAGGATGTCGCCGTCTTCAGCCGTCAGGTCTTCAGCCGCGTATGCCGGATACAAATTGAGGCCAACGCCCGTTTCGCAGTCAAGCTGGAGCGAATGTTGCGCTGTACGTCGGAGCGTGTTCTCGCCGGTCGGCAATGCGCGCCACGACCGCAACCAGCGCTGCGTCTGCCCGTTGTCGGAATAGACGTCCAGATCGTAAGCGTACAGGTTGCCGTTCTGGTAATCACCCACTAAGTTTTCGCCATTGAAGAACACTTGCGTCGCGCCGCGCTGCCGCGCCCATTGTTCGTTCTCCCATGCCCAGCGTTCGTGCCACGCGCCCGTCGTGGCGTCGTAAACCCACGTCGCACCCGCAGACGGAAACGACAGCACATAGAACGAATGGCCGTCCTGCTGGTAGGTGTAGGCCACAGCATCCGACATGTTGCCGTACTGTTGTATTTGCCATTCGACCGCGTGCGTCGAGATGCGCTGGCCTTGGTAGCCGTTGGCGACGTAGACGATGCCCTGACCGCGGAAGTCCTTGCCAAGCCAGTAAACTTGGTTGTTCATCTTGGCCACGGAATAGCGGGCGGCGCAGCCTAACTCGTTGTAGGCACCCTGAATACGCACAAGCGGGAAGTCAGACAGCCCAGCGTTGTACCACACCTCGGTCGAGTTATTGCCAAACAGCCAGACCTCGCGGTGATCGACGATCATGCTGATAATGTTGTCTGGGTCACCTTCAGCGCTCACGAAATCCAACGGGTCAATACTGGTGCCATCCAGCAAGGCCGTCACCCAGATGCGCTGGCTGTTGGGTTCGATGAAGACGAAATAGCCGTCGAGATAATCCACGACCGAAGCGCCGGGGAAATCCGGGTCGGTGATCGGCGCGAAGACGCCCGCCGCGGTATTATAGATGTAGCCCGCCGGATCGGCAGCGATCATGATCTGCGTACCGTTGTCGGCCATGCTGACCGGGCCTGAACCGGACACTGTACCAAGCGCCGTAATTGCAAAGGAACTGCTTACGCGGTAGAATGTGTTACCGGATACAGTATAGACATAAGCGCCATGTTCCCAAAGCCCGCGAATAGGACCGCTGCCGACTGTAGCCCGCAAGGATAAACCAGGGCACCGTTGCAAGAATGCAGGTTGTTTACCGCCTTCCGGCACGATTTCAGGGAACAAGTTCACCATGCGGCTGTCCGCAGCATTTACGCTGCGAGCCACATAAGATGAACCAAGGATCGGCGTCTGCATCGTTTAAGCCAGCACCGCGCCACGGAGCGAAATAGCCCACCATTCAGTCCCAAGAAACTGAAGAATGCAGGCGTCGCCCACCGCGTTAAACGTGATGGTCGTTCCGGCACCGAGATTGGTCGGCGTAAGGATGCCTGTATCGCCGCCAGCGGCTTCTGCTACATAGACGATGGTCTTGAGTTGACCTTCAACGCCGTCGGCCAACGTCAGCGCGTTGCCGGTGGCCGTGGACGTAAACTTGGTGACCGGCTGCGTGATGTTGACTGCGCCAGCGCCAGACAGCGCCTGCACGGCCTCAATCACAGGACCGCTGAAGGTCTGGTTGCCCGTAAACGTCTGCGCTGCATCCGTCCGCGCAATCGTTGCGCTGGTGGACGGGAACGTCATCGTCGTGCTGTCGGTGCCTGCCAGTGTCAGCGAGTGATTAGCCGTCAGCGTTTTGCCGTTGGCAATCGTCAGCGTGGCGCTGGTTGCAGGAGCGGTGATGGCCACCTTGTTGATTGAGGTGGCGGTCGCAACGCCGAGAGTTGGCGTAACCAGCGTCGGTGAGTTAGACAGAACTGTGCTGCCTGTACCTGTGGAGGTAGTAACGCCTGTACCGCCGCGCGCCACGCTCAGCGTTCCGGTTGTGCCAGCAACAATCGGAAGGCCGGTTGCGTTGACCAGTGACGTGGTGCTGAACAGGAGCGTGTTGGTGATTTTCTTCGTAATGCCGCTTTGAACGATGGGGATCTCATCCGCCGGATCGGCTGTAACTGCGGCGGGAAGCTGTGAAATGGCAACAGTGGACATGATGTATCCTTAGTAGTTTCCGGCGAAAATGTTGAACCGCATTCTAGTCCCGACGATGCTGTAAGGCAGTGCCATGATGTCGTCAGGGTTGTTGATGCGCTTCAAGTTGCGTTTGGACGTCATGGCGATGCGGGACACCTGCCGTGACGGCTCAACGCCGAACTCAGGGGCCAGTTCGCAGGCCAGATTGTAGCGGAAGCAGCGCAAATAGCCCGGCGGGAAGGCCAGATTGGTCGCCAGATTGGCGGGCTGGTTCAGTTCCTGCACCGAGACGATATGGAACTCCAGCACCTTGGTCGGCACCGGGTACACATACATCTCGATGTCCGGGTAGGTCATGTTGACCCACAGCACCTGCGGATAGGTCGAAGTGACGGTCTTCACCGCAATGCCGTTGTACTGCTGCTGGTTAATCAGCTTCAGGCCGTAGGAGATGCCGCTGGCCGGGTCACGGAAATAGGTGGCGTCATCGACCAGAACCGGGCGGTTGCCGACGATGTTGCCGGTCGGGCCAAAGGTCTGAAACCGTGCGCCTGGCGGCCAACTGACGACCTGATCCTGTGTAGCGTAGACGGCGAGGCGTTCCGTGTTCCAGCTTTCGATCATCTGGTTCATGGCGTTCAGGGCGTCCTGCGCCGTCTCAGAGGACGGCGTTTCGCCTTCGGCCAGCACGCCAATCAGTCGCAGGGAGCCATTGATGATGTCGCCAGCCGTTGCCATGTCAGTCGTCCTTCGTCGCGGGGGGGCGTCCGCGACGGCGCGGAGCCTCGGCCATCACATTAGCCTCAACCAACGGTTCTGGCAAGTCGCTGACAGGTTCTTCAATGATCTCTTCGGCAGCCTCTTCAACGAGTTCGTCCGGGTCAAACCGCACCCAGCCATTGGCCTCGTCGTACTGCGCTTCCATTTCCATGGTGGCGATCTTGACGCCGTGCTTGTAGTGCATGAGGTAGATTTCAGCCATGTCTGTACCTTATGAAGAACAGGCGGCCCGGAGACCGCCTGTGTTGTTACGAGATGAGGCCCAGAGCCTGAAGACGGCTCTCAAGCTGGTTGACGCGCGCCTGGAGGTTGGCAATGACCGACAGAACGGTGTTGCCTTCATCCTTGGTGACGAAGCCAAAGGCGCTGGAGTTAACCAGGTCCTGAATGGCGTAGTCGGGCGTGCCGGGGGCCGTCGAGGTGATCGAGGTCAGCGCCGCCGTAAGAGCAGCGCCCTTGGCGGTGTAGACCGGGTTTTCGATGGTGGGGCCGTTGAGGTACGGGTCCTCGTAGGCAACACCAACCGGCTTTGTGTTCGGCATGTGGTTCTCCTTGAGAGGTTAGGCGGGCGGTTGTCCGCCCGCCTTGTTGCTTACGAGATGGCGTAGAGCGCCCAAGAGTTGTCACCGAGGCGACGCGCGCGGAAGGAGCGCACGGTGCCTGCGGTGGCCGCGATGGTCATGAGACCCTGCGAACCGCCCGAGCCAATCGACCAGCCCGTGTTGGTCGTCATGGTGATGACGCCAGCCGTGGTGGTGTTGATGACGCGGAAGTCGAAGGTCGAGCCGACCTTGGTGTTGCTCAGGGCAGCATCGACGTCCGAGGCCAGCGGCAGCGTGTACGCAGCCGTGGTCGTCGGGGTGCCAATGATGATGCCGTTGGTCAACTGAGCCACGGTCAGGGTCGCGCTGTCAGTCGCCGTGGCGGGAGCCGCAGCGACCGAAATCTTGACCTCGTTAAGGTTGCCATCATTGAACTGATAGCCGCCGCCAACAGAAGGAAGTGCCATGTGTGTGTTCTCCTATTCGTTACCTGTTAGCCCCAGAGACGGCAAGCCATCGGAGCGCGGATGACCGAATAGCCATACAGCACGTCGATACGGCAGGGCATACGGTCGTTGTTGATGTCGTACTGGCGCACAACACGCATCGAGATGCCGTTGTGGACCTGACGAGAGGCCATGTCCACACCGTTCGGCAGCAGCAGGTCAGCCGTGGCGAACGAGATGGCGTCCTTGTGGTAGATCAGGTTCTGCGGGTAGGCCGTCGAGGCCGCGCCGACGAACGTGACGGTGGCGAGGTTCTGCGGGAAGCTGTTCACAGTGGCCAGAGCGTTCGACGCGGTATAGATCGCCGGGCTGATGTTGACGTCCGTGAACTTGTTGCCAGCCGCGGTGTTGGCCGCAGTGACGACAAACTGCTGGAGCGAACCAGTGGACTGACGGGTCTGCGGGTTGACCGCATACACGTTGGCAATGGTGAAGACGTCGCCAACGGCGAGGGTATGACCCGTGGTGCCGTTGAGGGTAATCTTCGAGGAGCCTTCCACCG